GCATCACAACTGAATTTAGCAGATAATGTTTTAAATTTATCTGGTTTATCTTTTAATGCTTGTGTGTAATCATTTCCATTACAGTAAACATCTCTTTGATCTTTTGTTGGACAAGGGGCACCACCTTTATGTGTTCTTCTTGATTTTCTAGATTTTCTAGATTTTCTAGATTTTCTGGATTTTCTGGATTTTCTAGATTTTCTAGATCTACGTTTTTTTTTTGATTTTCTAGATTTTTTTTTACCTCCTTTGTGACTTTTTCTTGATTTTCTAGCACAATTTCCTTTTGAGCGTTTTGATTTTTTTCTCCATGAACATCTTTTAGAATTTCTTCTACTTTTGCATGATTTTCTTTTCATTCCTTTACAAGATTTTCTTGAAACTCTTCTTTTTGAAACTTTTCTTATTGATTTTTTACCACCTATCATTATATAATTATATTAGAAAATAATTACAAATAAAAATTATTATTTATTAAAATATAATCTTTTATTTTATTAATTATTAAATTATCAAATATTTTTTCAGACGCAAAAATATTTATTAATATATTTTTTTTTTTATTATATGATAAAATATAATTATTTATCATATTATAAATATGGTAATATTCTAAATAACAATGTTGATTATGAATATAAATTGAAATTATACATTCTTTTTTTTGTTTTAAAAACGTATTTAAAATAAAACAACATTTGTATAAAATTACATTTTTATAGTAAATACAATTATTTATATTAAAATTAAATAATTTTACTATATTAACAAATATAATATATAATATTTGATTATAATTATTATATTTTAAATTATCATATATATCACAAGTTAAAAATATATTACAATTATCTAATTGATATATAAAATTATTATTATCACAAACAAATATTAATTTTTCTTTTAACATATTTTTTAATGAATTTGTCTGTGTTTGTTTAAGTAATATTTTTAATTCTTCAATATCTTTTTCAACTTTTTTAATATTATTATAATCTTTCAAAAATGTATTATAAATATAATTATGTGTTTCTAATTCATCATAATTAAATTTATAATTAATATTTCCTTTATTAATATTATCTAATGTATCTAAATCATTTAAATTTATATTATTAGTTTGTAAATTCAATAAAGCATTAAAATATAATTTCATTTGGATTTTTTTGTTAATTAAATCAGTTATTATATTATTTATAAGAAAATCAAGTATATAATATAATTAATGGAAGAAAATAATGAAATTGATGAAATTGAATTAATTAATAATATAAATAAAAATAGTTTTTCTTACATATTTAATAAGTTTTTAAAGAATAATGATTATATTAATATGTTAATTAACTATATTAACTTATTTTTAACAAAAAATAATGATGAATATTTTATTAAAGATATTAAAAAAGAAAATAATTTAGAAATTTTTATAAATTATATTGATTTTATTATAAATAATACTAATTTAAAAAACGAATATAAAATATTAATTATTAAATTATTATTAAATAATAATCTATTAACAATTAAAAATATTAATTACAATATAATTAATTATATTCTTGAAAATGATACATTATTAAGAACTTTTTTTGAATATAATAATAACATTGATATATATTTTAATATAATTAGCAATATACAAGACGAAAAAAATATATTAAAATATGTAATTAATTTAATTAGTGAAAATGAATGTAGAAATAAAATTCATAAAGAAGAAGATGATTATAAAATTATAAAAAAAAATGAAAAGTTATTATATAATATATTAAAATTATTAATTAATTATTGGTCTTATTTAAGTGATAATAATTATAATAATTGTAGTAATATTAAATTAAACTTGTTAAAAGAAAATATAGAGTTTACTGATAAATATAGTACTTATTTTGTTATTTTAATTAAATTAATTAATATTACTATATTTTATAATATATCACAAGAAAAAGAACTAAATAATACATTAAAATTAATTAATATGAATAAAGAAAATATTGATAATAATGTTTGGGTTAATTTTATAGAAATAAAAGATTTTTATAATAATTTATTAGAAACAAAATATAAAAATATATATGAAGATATACATAAAATTAAAAATATTTTATCTAATAATTTTTTAATTAAAGTTAAACAAATTTATAGTATATTTATAAATCAACTTGATTATTTAATAATAGAAAATGAAAATTTAATTATAAATGACAATTTAAATATATTAAAATATTTAGAAAATATTATAGATTTTTCTATTTATTGTTTAAATAGAAAAATTTATAATAAAAAGACAGATTTTCAACTATTTTTGTTTTTATTTAAAATATTAAACAATAAAAATATTTCTAATTATAACATTAACCAGAAAACGATTGATTTTATATTATATTATAGTATATCTAACTTAAAACATATTTATAAAGAAATATCTTTAACTAATAGTAAACTTATATCATATTTTTATGATAATATTATTAATTTTTATAGTGATTTAGATAAAATTGATGATTATTCTAAAAATGATACAAAATATAAAATATTATATACATTACGTTTATTAACAAAAGATAAAAAAAATATATTTAACAATATTTTAAATTCAAAATTAAATAATCATAAAGTTTCTATTATTTTTATTCATTCAATCATAAAAGATATTGATTTTTATATGGAAGAATTAATTTTATATTTAAAAAGCAAAGAATATTTGCTTTTAGTAAAAACATTATATTCAATAGTAATTGAATCATTAAATTATATAAAATTATTCATTGAAAATAGTGATATAAATAAAAATGTTATTTATAATAATGAATTATTTATAAAATTTGTTAATTTAATTAATTTACATATTAATAATATTAGTGATTCAGATATAAATTTATGTGATAATAATAGTAATTACAATTTATCCGAAATCTGTAATATTATTATGAATATATTTATTAGTTTTAATAATAAAAACAAAGATTTATTTATTAAAAATATGTCAAAAGATACAAGATCTTTTAATAAAGATAATTATACATATATATTAAATGAATTATATAATAATGAAAAATTAAATTATGAAAATTATAATATATTAACTAATTTAATTAGTAAAATTGATAGTTTAAATAAAATTGAATTAAAAAAAAATTTAGATGATATTCCTTATGAATTATGCGATCCTATTTCTAATGAGTTATTTGAAGAACCTGTTATTTTACCAACATCAAATATAATTATTGAATTATCAAGTATTAAACGTCATTTATTAAATAATAATAATGACCCATTTAATAGAAAAGAATTATTTCTTGAACAAATTATTGATTTTAATAATAAAGATGAAAATAAACAAAAAATAAAAGAATTAAAATCTAAAATTAAATTATTTTTAGAATCATAATTTCTTTAATAAAATAGAAATTTGATTTTCTAAATTATGAATTTTTTCTTTTAAATAATCATTTTCTTTTTTATTAGTTTCTATATGTAATAATTTATTTTGAACTTGTGTATATTTATTATATAATTGTTGATAATTATTATTTAAATTTATAATTATTTCTTTGTAATTTAAAAAATCACTTGTTTTTTCTGTTGTTATATTATTTACATCATTTATAATATTATTATGTTTCTTATCTAAATCTTGTATTGATTTTATAATAATAGGAATTAAATCATCATTATTTAATAATTTATAATCTTCAATTTGCTTTCCATAAACAAAAACTTTATTTCTAATATTCATATTTTCATTTTTTTTTGATTTATTATTTTTAAATTCTAAATCAAAACTTTTATTATCAATATCAATTAATCTATATGTTCCATCTTCTAAACCATCTATAATTATTTCATCATGGATTATTTTAAATAAATAATATTTATTAATATTTCCTATAAAATGTTTTATGGTTTTTATTGAATTAGGTAAAAGTTCTTTTAAATCATTATTTATTATTGATATTTTGCTTTCTTCATTAATATTTGTTTTTTTTATTTCAATTTTATTTATAATATTTAAACAGTTATTATCATCAATATCAATAATATTATTCATTAATCTTGAATCACACATAGTTGTAAATTTTTCATTGTAAATTATATCTTTATTAAATTGTATTATATCATCTTTTTTAAATAATGTTAGTTCTGATTGATTCATTATTATATTTATATAAGAATAAATTTTAATTATAATTAAATGAAATATAAAATAATTGAAAAATTATTAAAAAAAAAATTTCCTGTTGAAATTTGTGAAATAATTTGGAATTATTTATTACCTAAAAAAATTAAACATAATTTTTATAATATGATTGAACCTGAAACACGTTATTATAATCGTTATTTTAATATTAATACACAAGAATACGATGAAATATATATAACATATTATTATGATAATTTAATAATACAACGTTGTGAAAATTGTTCTCATATAATTTATTTTAAATATAAAAAAAATGTATTACATAATCGTAATTGTAAATGTTATACTTCTAATTATTTTGATTAATAATTATTATTGTTCTAATTGTAATGTTTCATTTAAAGCATTTGTTAATTCTAATTCTAATGTTTCTAATTCTGTTTCTAATGTAGAAACTTTATCTTTTAATTCAGTATTTTCATCTACTAAATTATTAATTTTAATTCTATCTTCTTGTTGAATTTTATCTACTTCTTGTAATGCTGCTATTGCTGTTGTCCAAATTGCATCTTTATTCAAGGTATGGAAATCATCTACACTTGTTCCGTATACAAATATATTATGCGCTAAATCATTTCCGTCTTCATCTTGAACTAAATCATTACTTAATATTTCATCGCTAGATAAATTTGATGTAATAATATTAATTTTATGTGTATCAATAATAACATATGGAACAATAACTTCTGTGTTATTTGGTTTTATTAATTTAATATTTCCTTCTGATTCTAAATTATGATCATTATCAAATGTAATTACAGTATCTTTGTATAAAGCAGATTTATATATATTTGGAATATATTCTTTTGATATTGATGTTGCATATGGTAATACTTCTTTAACTTCTTGTGCAATAAATCCATATACTTTTTCAGAAGTTCTTGTTACTGTATCAATATAATTATATTTACAAGGTTTTAATTGTCTGAATTTAATTAAAGCTTCATTATCTACTAATTCTTCTATATTTGTTTTAATTCTTGAATCAGATGCAGCAATTAACAAAGAAGCATATATATTACCTGCTGCATATAATTGTATATTTTGAAGATTTGTATTATTGTTTAATGTGGCAGAATTATTAAAATAAGTATATGAACCTGTTATATCACCACCATAACCAGCAACTTGTAATGGATTTTGTGCATATGATGTATTAATACCAACATAATTATTTTTAAATCTAATAGGTGCTGTTTGACTATTTTCAGTTATTACTTTACCATTTTCAAAATATAATTCATTTTGATAACAATATAATCTATTATTATTTGATAATATATTATTATTATTATGATATACAATTTTTTCTTTATTAATCATAGGAATATATATTAATAAATCTAAATTTATTGGTAAATATGGATTACTAATTACAGTATGTTCTGTTGTATTAACACTAAAATTACTATTATATTTAACAATATCATATACACGTAAATGTTTTAA